TTTCCAATCATCGGTGGCCTTTAAGCTATTGATCGTCGAGTTCTTAAGCGCATTCTCTCTAGTCTGCGTTTCCGTTTTGGTATACACAGATGATGATAAAGCATAAGTACGCTTGACTTCGGCTTGATAGGCCGTGAGTGCGTCAGCCTGGTCCTGTATGCGTTTGTTGACGTCATTATCCGACATACACCAGTCAGTTGCTTTGTTGCCTTTTTCGAGTTTGACACGGCGAATGTACACCGTGCCATCGGCATAGTTGCTTTGATACCTTCCAATTAATACACGGTGGATATTCGGTTGCGTCATTTCCTGCGACCACGTCCACGTTATCCAGTACCGCTTCCACTGTGTCGACAACCTAAGCGGGGCATAACCATCCGTATATTCAGTTGGTGTAGATGTTTGACAGGTAACAGTGCGAAGACATTTCCCGTCAGCGTACTTGCCCGAACCATCGTAAAAATGGTTTACGATAGTTGTTTTATCAGTCGTTGCTTTTGCCTCGAAGCTTGCTGTGAAAACCGTTCCCGTTCGCGGTGTAGCTAAACCTTGCATAAAAATGTCAGTGTGTCCTGTGGCAGGTCGCTTAGCTGACCTTTCTCTTTCGCTGTCATCCAATAAGTTAGTTCCGCCAATCTGCAAACCGTCGATTTTGCCATTAAGCGCCTTGTACGCTTCTGTCGTACCGTATGCATCAGCAACTTTTTTGGCAAATCCGCTGCCAAAATTACCGGTTGTCCCATTATAATCAAGCGCACTGATCAGATTGGTTGTTTGCTTTTTTGTTTGGTTAGTTTCGTTGCTGTAGGCGGATACCAACGTGTTCAAATCGCCAGTTGTACCATCCTTGCCAATCAGCTTCCTGATAGTAGTATCATACCCGGCTACTTTCATATCGATGCCGCTTGCCTTAACAACGCTGTTTGCGAAGCTTGTCGAATTCATAGTCGTCTCAATAGCACCAGCTTTTGTCTTTACAGACTTGACATCGCTTGCGAGCGTGTCAACTTTATCTGCCGTCTGTTTAAATTGTGTCCCTGTTGTATATCCGTTCAGGTCAGTTTTGTTGGCTTTTTGGCTGAGTTCGGTTGACGTTTGTCGCTTAAACGTGTTGTACTCGTTGTCATCGACTTTAGAATCAATAAGGGATTCAATTCGGTTATTTTCGGCTTTAACACTGATCAATCCGCCTTTTCCGTCGCTCAGTGCTGTTTCGACTGCACCTGCTCTAGCCGACACTGACGTAACCTTGCCATCGAGCGTGGCATACGTAGCTTTTACGCCGCTGACATCTGACTTGATTTCCCCGATTGCTTTGCCATTTTCTGTTACGGCTTTAGTAACGCCATCAACTTTAGCGCGTACTGCGTTTGCGCTGCTATTTGCTTCCGCTGCATTTTCAACTGCATCATCAGCTGCGCTTTTTGCTGCAGCGGCTGTTTCAGTAGCTTTATCAAGAGCGGTGGTCAGTGCTTGTTTTTCTGTCTGATAAGTTTCATTAGGTACGTACTTGTCATCGATTTCTTTAAATTGCGCGTTGAAATCTTTGATGGCCTGGTCAACTTCCTTCTGCGTGTTATGCAGCTCTGCCGTCGACGTAATCAGTTCCCAGTTACCATTCTGGTACTGATACATCTCGATCTCGCCCGATTCCAGTTCCTTGTACCACAAATCTCCGTTTTTCGGGTTGGTAGGCCCTAATTTGCCATAGTAGTTCGTGTTCTTGCCATTGGCAGACGTCACCTGCGATTCCAGTTCGTCTGTTTTGCTCGACAAATCAGCAACATTGCTTTCAATCTTGGCCACCTGACTGGCCGACGGCAGTTTGCTGACAATATTCTGCAGCTCGTTAATTTTATTTAGCTGACCGTTAAGCAGCTTGTAGTTGCAAAACTCGATTGTATTCTGCGACGGATCAGTATACGACTTTTCAAGTTTGGCCACCCGCGCTGACAGATACAACGCAGGATTGTAGTCGTGGTCAATGATGGTTACCGTATCGCCAATCTCAAGCGTACTGTCGATAACCTTGACATCTGCCGTGTACGTGTACTGGGGCTCACTGTAGGTTTTGAGCTGTGTGATCGTACGGTTCAGCAATTCACTGGCCGACTGCGTATCATACATGTAGTAGCTTTCAATATAGCTCGTCTGCCCAGGGTTGAAACGCTTGTTGGCGTCAACTGCCCGAAGAAATTTATCGCCTTTTGTTGTCACAAGACCGTCCTTATTATATTCAAGGCCAGCAAAATCGATATTTTCCTGTTCTGTCGTTTCCTGTCCTTCAGGCGGTGTTACCGTACCGCCGACGCCGCATAAAGCCGTGACAAACTGTGCCCTTGATTCCTTTTTAGTAATATCGTTGAGCTCGTGATTGTATACGATCTGCACGTCCGACCGGTCGGCACCGATGGTCTTGTAGACATTTACCACAAACTCGCACGGGCGGTTGGCCGTAAAACTGATGTCCATCTTGCACTCGGCATGGTCAAATGCGGTCAGTATAGACAGCAGACGTCCCAGTCCGGTATCACGCCCCTCATACGTCAGTGTGCGTTCTAGACCGGCCAGCTGATTGACGCCGAGTTTCCACGGTGTTCCGTCAGCAACTTTGCTAAAGTACCACTCAAAACTGTGCGGGCCTTCGCTTTTCCAGATATCGCAGTTCTTGTTCAGCAGCTCAATCCCGACATCTTCCGCATACACGGTTTTAGTGTACTGATTCTCTTCGTAATCAAGAATAGTGAATACCCAGTTCTTACCGTTGTCGTCCTGAAGCACGACATAGTTGCCGGTGTCCATGCACTGACTGGCGGGATCAGTCTTGGCAATCGTGAATTCATACGTCGAAGAACCGGCATCCAGTGTCAACGTGTGTTTGTCATCGTATACGCCGGCAGTCGTTTCAAGTGTTTCCCGTGCGCGGTTCAAAACATATAACTGCATTTAATCACTTCTTTCTTCCTATTATATATACTCGAAATCTTCTAATTACAAATACTTGCGTCTGATATACGCCGTCACATCGGGTCGGTCGGCGAAATTCGAGTATCCGAAAATGATGTGGTTGTTACCAGGCTGAACGATAACGGGACGACTGCCGATGTCCTGATACTTCAACGCCGACGCCCCGTTGATGGTTGTGGTTACCTTGCCGTCGTCCCCGCGGATAACCACCCTATCCCCTTCTTTCAGCATGTTGGCAATGTTTGTATATGATTCAACGTTGTCCTTCCGGATCCAAAAATCGTACAAATCGTTCCACATTCCAGTCTTATCGTGGTCCTGCCAGATGGCTTTCCAATACGTCACGCCACCGACCAGACGAGTGCCTGCGTCAGTGTCCGTATAGCTGACAACCTGCTTAATCGCATTGCTTCCTTCGATGCTCTGGAGCGTGATTGTGAACGTGTTTCCACTGCGCTGGACATTGATTGCACCAAAGAAATTGTCCCACCTGGCGTTGTTTTCGTCAGTGAAAATCCATCTGTCACCGACACGGATCTTGACTGAGCCGTGGCAGTTTTCCCATTTCCACAACTGGACAGATACCAGCAGTTTGCGGTTGACGTCCCATAAATTAAACTGTTGCAATCCGTGCATGCGGATATTGCCGAAAAGAAACTGCGTGTAGAAATGCGCTGTGAAATTCTTGATTGCCCTGTCAGTCGGGAATGTCATGCTTGCCGACGGGCCGTGCCACCCCTTGGTCGTTCCAGTTCCGTCCTGCCCACTGCCCCATGCGGTCGCACCGCCCTGTGCATTACGCAGACGCCATCTTGCTTCGTGTGTCTGTCCCGGATCTTCAAATGCCCCCTGTTGCAACGGATTTGCGTTCCAGTCGTTGAGCACACCCGCATTGATGGTCCACTGTTTGAGCCCATTTGCCGGATTACTGTCGCGTTGGACTATCCACTGCGATTTGACAACAGTTTTGCCGTCAGGCTCTGATGGGTTGCCGAGCAGATATGCCGTTTTGCCGTTGGCAATCGAGATATATCCATTTTCACCGTGGTTAGTCAGTTCTAACCGCACGGGCACGGGCTGCGTCCCGTTGTTGATTATGTTGAGCGAGTTGGTAACTGGAAGCGTCACGAGCATGGTCAACTGAATATAGTCGAGATACAGACTGCTTTCGCCGTTGCTCGACTTGCCATAAATGTCCAGATACATGTACCCGCTGGCGTCAACATGACCGAAGAAGTCGTCTGCCGTCTGATAGTCCAGCTCAAGCATTGACGTAGCCTGTTGGCTGTGTGTTACGGCCGTTCCCCATCCGGTCGACGGCTCATACGAAGCAATGGCAAAATACCCGTTGCCGCCATATCCCCATACCTTGACCGACGCTGACTTAAGATTGTTCTTGACCCAGTTGAGTTTTTCGACTGAACCGGCGACACCGATCGAGTTGAAAAAGCCGGGCTCGGCCTGTTCCAGTGCATTGACTACATCAAGTTTGACCACGAAATGCGGTACCTGATAGCGCCACAAATTCTGCGGTCTGATGATGGTTGTCCAGTCCGAATAGCTGCCGTTCCCCTGTGCGTCGTTACTGTAGCGCAGATAGACACGCAAGCGCTTGTTGGCCATTTGGTTGGACCATGGCAGTTCCCCGTAAAATCCGGACGTGCCACTGTTTGCGACGTTCGGGTGCGTCTTCTGCACATCAGGGCGCGCGGTAAGCGTCACTTTAACACGGCAATACTCTTTGCCGCCGCCTGATTCGTCAGTGACGATAATGTAGGCATACTTGCGCCACGTTGACGACGCATCGACGTGCCAGCCTTTGATTTTTAGTTTGCCGTCTTCGAGGGCAACACTGTCCAGTCCGCCGCTTTCAGTAGCGTACAGTTGGAAATTAGCAAGTGAACTATCATACCATGACCATGCGCTGTCAGATACGCACTGACCGTTGCAACTGTCAAGATAGCCGTACTCGACCTGTGAAAGCTCGTCTGCATAATACGTTGGTGGTTCGATTGCCCCGTCGCCTGCCATATGTCCACGGTAGACAGTATGTGGCACAGGGCTTGTCTTGCCGGCAACCTTGCCCGACATGCCGACACTGATCTGCTTCGTGGTCAGACTGTCTGACCATTTGAAGACGTCTTCTGTGTTGGCGTATGCATACGGGTCGAAACACGTGAATTCGAATGACGACGTTACTATCAGCTGGCCACCGTCCGGTGTGTTTGCACCCGTAAGCGTGCCAACGAAGTACTTGTCCGGATCGTCCGCAAAGCTGATTTTCTTGTTCTCTCCACTCAAAAGCTGATTGAGTTGATAGTACACTTCGCGAAACCGTTGCGGTGTTTCTGCATCAATCTGATACTTGACTGTCAGCTTCCGCGCTTCACGGCGTTTTTTCTGCAGTCTTGAGCCGTCCTGACTGCCGACAGTAATCGTTGACACGTCATAGCCGACAAGCTCGCGTCCGGTTACCTGCAGTGTCGTGAATTCCGGGATAGCCTGGTCAAGCGTCACACCGTCCACGGTTACCGCTTCTGCCGACAATCCCGTATCCGGATCGTGCCGCTCCAAATTATAGAAATTGTACAAAATCATCACCCCTATCTGTTGCCATACAAGCGTTGTTCGCGTGACTGCCGGCGATTGAGTTCATCAGCAAGCGGTTGTGCCGTGACTTTGGCAATCGTCCGACCGTCAAGGTTAACTGGCACTTCCACTGTCACTGTGCTGTGCATGTTGACATCCGCACTGTACGCCTGTGCAAACGCCGTGTTGAATCCGTCCGTTGCCAGTGCTGACCAGTCTGCCATCGGCTTGACTGTTGCGCATTCCGCCAGCGTCTGCGCTGCCTTGGTTATCATGTCACTGTTACCGATAAGCCCTTCTGCAAAGCCGGCAACTGTGTAGTAGCCGACCTGGTCACGCATGACACGTGACGGCGAGTGAATGCCCAATGCTGATTTGGCCGCCTTGAGTGCTGATTTAGCCATGTGAGCGGCAGCAGAAACCGCACTTCCAATCGCACCTCTAATGCCTTTAACAAAACCCAAAACGAAATTTCGACCGGCACTGAACAACGAACTGGCGCGGCTTCTCACGGCACTAATGGCTCTGCCCATGCCACTGCTGATGGCACTTATGACACCGCCAAAGGCACCGCGAACGACGCCACTTAAAGAATGCCAAATGCCGCTGAACGCCGATTTTACGTTATTCCATGCGGCTCGCCAGTTGCCCTTGATAGCGTTGGTAACCGCTCTGATGATGTTTGCGACCGCATTGATACATGCTGATACAATCGATATGATACCGTTCCAAACTCCCGACGCAACCGCCTTGATACCGTTCCAAACACCGGACCAAATCCCTCGGATTCCGTTAAGCACCCCGCTGATAATGGTCTTGACCGCATTGATAGCTATGCTGATAACGGTTTTAATCGCATTCCAAACATTGGACGCAAAGTCTTTGATGCCGCTCCAAAAAGCCGACCACCAGCCAGTAATGCCCGACCATGCAGATTTTACGCCGCTCACGACTGGTGATACTACCGTACCGACAAAACCACTCCATACAGAGGATGCAAAAGCAACAATCCCCTGCCATAAACCGCTGAAGAAGTCAGTGATACCCGACCACACGGTTTTGAAGAACTCGACCACGGGCATTACAACAGTTGTTACAAAACCGTTCCAAACAACGGACGCAAAGCCGGTGATAGTCTGCCACAAGGTGCTGAAGAAGTCGGCGATGCCTTGCCAGGCTGACTTGACGCCCTCAACAACCGGATTTACAACATTAGTCACGAAGCCGTTCCAAACGGCTTGAGCGGCGCTTGTGATTGCGTCCCATAGTGTCTGAAAGAATTCCTTAAGCGCATCCCATAAATTCTTGAAAGCGTCAATCACTGGCTGAATTGATGTCAGAAAAGACTGCCAGTATGGCGATACTGCGTCAACGATAGACTGCCACAGATTGCCGAACCATTCCTTGACGCCACTCCATGCATTTTGAATGGCGTCTACGGCACTGCTGGCCATATCAGTGATTCCGCTCCAAATACCGCTGAAGAAGCTAGTGACACCGTTCCAAACGCCCTTGACTTTATCCGGTACGCTTGTTATGAATTCTGCTACAGCGTCCCATACGCTTGACGCAACCTCTTTAATGCCATTCCAACAATCAGACAAAAACGACGTGAACTGCGACCATAACTGCTGGCCTAATTTCGTTTTCGTGAAAAACAACGTCAGCGCCGTGACTACTGCTGCAATAGCAGCAATGATAAGCACCATAGGATTAGCAGCGGCGAAAACGGCAATTGCAGCACCTACTTTGGCAATACCGCCGGCAATCGTGGTAAGAACACCAACAGCTGTGCCGGCAACCTCGCCAAGTGCTGATATTGCCGTAACCAGTTTGCTATAGCCTGAGGCGACCGAAAGAATTGTTCCGACGACGCCCTTGCCTACTTTGACCGCTGACCACAACGCAAGCAAAACCTTTGCGGCCGTCATTACACCGTCCTTATGATTTTCGAGAAAATTGAAAAACGACATCAGTGCATTCTCAACGTCTGAGCAGACCTGCTTGATTGTCGGCAGTTCTTTTTTAAGATAACCAAGCGCCACTTCCGTTCCCTTCGAAACAACGGGACCGATAGCCGTGAAAGCGTCGTTGATAACATATTTTAAATTATCGAGCTGCTTTGCAATTGAGCCGAAACCTGCGTCGGAAAAGCCGTCGTTGATATACGTCAACATATTAGACAGGTTCTTGACCACAGAATTTTTCAGGTTCTCAAAAGATGTCCCGATTCCGGCAGAGTTCTTGTGTGCAAGTGATGCAAATCCGTTCTGCGCCTGATCAAGCTCGATGAATTTGTCGTTGAGCTGATCGATGGTGATCGAGCCGTCTTGAAGTTTGGCGTACAAATCCATCTCAGCCGATTTGCCGGTCAGTCCGAACGAATTGGCCACTTTGCGCAAGGCAATCGGCATGGTTTCCATCAACGTGCGATACGACAGCAGATCGACCTTGCCTGTGGATAACATCTGTGTATACTGTGTCAGACCACGGCTTGCGTCTCCAGCTGACGCACCACTTGCCAGAAAAGCATCATTGAGTGCTACCGCTGACTGTGCCGCTTTCGAAGCAGAGCCCGTCAGTGGCGCCAGTTGCTGAGCACTGGACGTGATTTCGTCAAGCGATGTCGGCAGACCGTCAATGCCTTTTTGCAGTATTTGCGAAGACTTGGCCACGTCACGTGTACTGTAGCCCAGTGCCTTCATTACCACTGGATACTTGTTCAGCGTATCGAAACGGCTGATTGCACCGCTCAGGCTGTCCTTGACAACACCCATGGCGGCACTGGTCAGTTTGCTTGCCACCGCAAACAGAGCACCGAATTTAATAGCGCCAATTCCTGTTTTTTCTGACGTTTCCTTAAGGCCGTCAAGACCTTTCTTGGCGTTTTCAAGCCCTTTAGTAAAACCACTGTCATAAGCCTTGAGAACCGCCGTCAGTCCGAATTCCGCCATTGTCACTCACCCCTTTCTTTTGTTTTTGCATTTCTTCCCACTCCCGCTGCCTTTTCTGGAGCACTTTTGCCGTTTTGATTTTTTCGAGCCGTGGCGAAGTGTACCACGGCTCGTATGTCGACCGCACCTTATCTATGGCCTTTTCAGTCTGGAAAACGTCAGACGGCCCTTTGAACCGGTATTTCTTGCCGTTGTTGCTCTTTGCGTCACGTGTGTAAAAAGCCAGTTGCCACAGATGGTCCTGCAGAGCAATCTCACGCAGTTGCCACGCTTCCATACGAAGTTGATACTCACGAAGTGTCATTTTGTCGATGTCTTCCATGTCTGTAATGCCGAGGTACGCCAGGCAGTTAAGCTGAATGTCATAGTACTCCTGTTCGGGCGTAGTAGTGGTCAGGCTTTTGCCGCCGCCATCATCTGCTTTAAAGGGGCTGCCGTCACATTACTTTCTTTCAGGGCGTCGACGAGTGCGTCAACAAGCTTCTGCCAGTCCTCAACTCCCGTTTCAAGGTAGGCGTCCACGTCTTCCTGCGTCGGTCTGCCGCGCTTGATATGAGCGGTACCGGCGTAGATTGTGTTGGAAATGGCCACCGGATCAGCGCCGATAAGACTCGGGATTGTCGTCTGCAGTGCCATGCCCAGATTGATTCCTTCTTTGGTTGATACCCCTGCAAGCTTGTTAAGCTCACGGATAAATGCCATGCCGAAAATAAGTTGTGTATCCTTACCGTTGATCTTCAATTCCATTTCTATTCCTCCTACAAAAAAAGCCGGCTATACGATATAGCCGGTTATGTTGTTATTTAACTAGTCTGCGGCGCCTACGCCGTTGTCTCCGTTTGTGCCGTCATTCTTGAGCAAGCCCTGAAAGATGTAGTTAACCTGGTCACGCAGTCCGTCCGGGATTTTTGTGTAACCTTCTTTTGGTTCGCCGTCAACAGCAATCGTGAACTCTCGTGTGGCGTTATCGTCGGGATCACCACTGTATGAATCCTTGGAAACACGGCCACGCATGTAGTTTGCCAATACTTTCTTACCGGTTGTATCTAACCTGTCGAGCTTGACAACCCAAAACTCAAGCTGTGTTTTGTTGACAAGAGATTCCTTGAGCATATCAATCACGGGCGACGTCGAATCTAATGTTTCGAACGAAAAGTCCGTGCTGAGACTGCCCACCTTTGCGACGTTTCCCGATTTGGTTGCAGTCGAATCACTGTCACGTGACAGCTCAAAGTCCGTTGACGTCAGGTAAGGCACTAGCTGTGCATCCTCCGTTTTGGCCTTGTCAAGCTGACGTACCATGACGACACCTTCAAAACCTTGAAGGATTTTTAATTCATCTGCCATCTGATCATATCCTTTCTAGTGTTAAATCTGTCTGAATTCCAGTGTCAGCGCCCCGCGGTGGTATATCGTGTTCGGGACACTGGTGTCAAGCAGCATTTGTTTCTGCTGAGCGTTAAAAGACGCATAAAAGCGGTAGTTATCCGTGCTGATTATGCCCGGTTTGATAAGACTGTAGATTTTCTCTGCAATGTCAGCCACCTCAAGGCGCTGTTTTTTCGAACCCCACACGTCAATGTTGATCGTGTACGTACCACCGACGCACAGTTTGGTGGCTGTGCTGACCATCTGCACGTTGCCCACACAAATGATAGGGTAGTCAACCTTCTCATCTCCACCCGGCAGATAGTCATACGTAGCGTCAGGACGGATTTCCAGGCATTTTGTGTAAAAGTAATCATACAATTCCTGTTCAGGTGCCATTGAATCCCTCCTTTACCGCTTTTTCAAGGTCGCTTTTGAAAATCTGTTTTTGAACGTCAAAAGCGGGCTCCACTGCCGGTTCAGGTGCCATAAAGCGCGTACCCTTTTCGAGATACATGATGTAGTCTGTGTTGACAGTGACGCGTCCTTCCGTTGACTTGACCTGCAGTGTAGTCTGGCGTGACGTGTTGCCGGTCGAGTAGCCCTTGATGTAGGCCTTGCGTTCATTGTTGATTGTACGGCTGTGCAATTGCACGGTGTTCTTCTTGATAACCTCACGGATCCGGCGCTTGTCAGCTGCCTTTTCAAGGGCCTTGACCAGCTCCTTGTCTCCGGTCCACTCAATTGTCACTCTAGCCATGACGCTCACCTACAATCAATGTTGTGCCATGCATTACGTCCCGTTTTGTGACTGCGACATATTCTGTCTCACTGCCGTCGATGGTCAGATAGGACCACCCGTCAGGCACAGGATTGAGCAGTCGGACAACTTTGTTTGCGGTTTTTACGTCGCCGAAAATTTCAGCGCTCCGACTGGTGCCGACATCTGTAATGTTGGCAGGTGTAACGGCCACCTGTGTCTTGCCACCAACATATCCCTTGCCCGGCACGTAATGCTCGGCCGATTCGCTCCAAAAACGGACCGTATGGTCAAATCTCATGCCCATCACTCCTTCGATACGGATCAACAAACATCGCTTTTCCGAGTGTTCTTGCCGACTTGCCGTTCAGGTCTTTCCAGTCGTCGATGTCGGCCTGAAACTCGTCAAAATCATTTGCACTGAACGTAATCGTTTCGCCCTCCTGTGCGTATGACGCCATTCCTTCGTTTTTAAGGCGGTTAAACCGCTTGACGCATACTTCAAGGGGGATATAGTTCAAAGCGCCAGGGAACGATTCTGACGCTTTGAGACCTAGTTTGAAGCGTGACATCTGCACAGTACTGCGGACGATAAGGCCGAGCAATGCATCTGAATCAGTACCGGTCAGCCCTAAAAGCAGTTTCAGGTCGTCAAGTGCAACAACTGTTTCATTTTCCATCACTCAGCCCCCTTTCTAGCGCGAGCCTTCAGACGCTGCTGCCGAAGCCTTGATTGTAGCGACAACGACTTTGGAATCGTTGTACAGATATGCCGCATAGTGCTCGTCAGCCGTGATGGTGGTCAGCTTCTTGACGATATCACGCGATGTTTCGACCTGGACGCCCCTCTTCATGAAGAGCTTCAACGGCGGCATCCGCTGATTGAGCTTGAGCAGGATTCCTTCTGTATCAGCAAGCTTGTTGGTTTCGACAATCTGCACGCCCTCAACTGCATAGCGGGTGTTGGCAATTACGGCATTGGCGCCAACATCAGAGCCAGCCATCTGTTTCTGTGCGTCGCGACGGAGTTTCATTGCATTCTTCTTGTTGACCACGAACACGACCTGTGAATCGTCGGAATCGTCCGGGAAGACGGCAAGCGCCGTCTCAAGCCCGTCAACAGTCATCTCAATGTCCGTTACTTTCTGCTTGCCTGTTTTAGCAGCCGTCAGCAGATCGTCGTCAATCTTGTTGGCAAGTGCAAGTCCGAGCTGACGATTGGATTCGCCGATAGGGTCGCCATAGCCCGACAGTACCGCTTCGTCAGTGATCTGTGTACCTTTGCCGGCCTTCTTGACCTTGACAGATGCGGTCGTTGTCCCGAGCTTGTCGAGCGGGATTGCCGCACCTTCTGCGATGTCCTTGGCATCGCCGATATATGTGTACTTTGGCATTTTGACTGTATCGCCCGGCTGGCCGACAAGAGTGTTGTCCACCTGTGCAAGCGGTGTGAAGCGAAGCGCCTTTTCCAGTTCGTACTGGACGATTGGTGCGTTGACCTCGGGATTTACCAGGTCTGCAATTTGTGTAAGTGTATCTGCCATAGTTAGTTACCTCCTGTGGTTAGTTTCTTGAAAAGTTCCGGATTGTCACGGTAAAGCTTGACACGTTCGCTCTGGTTCATGCGCATGAACTGTTCCTGCGTCACTTCTCTGACCGTTTTGCCGGACATACGCGGTGTGTGGCCCTTGCGAAATTCCTCACGCACGGAATCCTTGACCGATTCCGTGTAGTCAATAAAGGCCTTGACGTTCGCATATGTCGTATCTGCGTTGTCTGAAACAAGGAAGCCGAGAACGTCAGACGGGACCGACAGACCGGAATCGCGGAGAACCTGATCTGTCTCGTCAAGCGTTTGGCGGTGCGCAATCTGCGCCTCGAGTTCCGCGATTCGCTTGTCCTTCTCGTCTGTATCCTTTCTGGCCTTATCCTTGTCGGACAGTTCCTTGACTGATTTGCCGGATTCGAGCTGCTTGATCTTGTCAAGTGCTTCTTCCAGCTGCTGCTTGTAGCTGTTCTTTTTGGACTGCTCCGCTCCGATTCGTTTCTGGAGCTTTTTGACAATCTCGTCGGCGTCAACTTTCTTCTGTTCCGGTTCAGTCTTTTCCGGCTCGTCAGCCACCTGTTCCGGAGAAGTTGCCGTTGCCTTTACGTCAGCTACTGTTTCATCTGTTACTGTTGCATCGTTATCCATGATGTACCTCGCGTTTTAAGGCCTGGGAGCCTGTAGTCTCGGTTGTTCTTTTAGCCCTGCAGCTCGGAAAAAGGGCATAAAAAAAGACGGTCAACCCGTCTTGAATATATTTAAAAATAAGTATCCATTCACCTTATAGTATATAACTCAATCATTCATTAACTACTTCAATTTCTTTTTTCAAATAATCGATAAACCTTTTCCTGTCCGCTGGCGTAAGCACTGAAGGAACCAATTCTTTTTCCAAATCATCAAAATAGATGTATGCATCCGTTTTGTCAAAATCAAAGCTGCTCCACTTGCCGACTAAGGCTACGATTTCTTCGTGTTGTTCCTGACTATAATCATCTTTAGGTTCTAACATTGAAGACTCGTAATAGACTGACCCTATACGAAATCTTTTGTTTCTGTTTCTTTCTTCCATTCAATCACACCCCTGTTTAATACGTTGATGGTAGCTCCAAAACTGATTATATCAAATCCGGAAACAATTGCAATTATATCTACATTGTTATCTTCTTCAATTTTCTTTAATTGCGCCAATCCAACTTTTCTTAACAGTTTATTAGCTTCTTCGAAAGTGATAGCCTTAGCATCGGAACTTAATCCGTATTCAAAAACTTTTCCATTTTCTCCTTTACGTGCATACATTCGTGCTTGTAATTTCGACTCTGAAAAATAGACCCCTCGTCCTCTAGCGGAACTTTTTGCACCAGAAATATATAATTTACCTTTTTTCAATCCCTTGTCTATATCGTCTGTGTTTAAATTCCCATCTGCACTTTGATGAATACCACGATAAATTTTGACCCCATCGTATTCTTTTACCTGTTTTGGTAGCTGATTGTACCCTTTTTGTTCTAACAAATAATTAACAAATTTAGCTTTAACGTCATTATATGGATTTAAAATATCCGAAAATGTTCCATTTTCAATAGATTTCGAGATGTCAATGCCGGTAGCTTTTAAAAAATCATCATGATATTTATCTAGACGTTTTCTGATTATATTTACGTCAGTTGTTAGAGTGCTATCTTTATCATCTTTCCAATACGCAGACAGTGCACACCGGCAATTCGGATGCGCAGGCAGCGTAGGTACGTCCTTGACACGGTATACACCATCGTTATGCCTGGCATACTCTGCACACGCAGGACACGCTTTTGGTTCCGCCGTCCACTGACACCACTCAACGCCGTAGTGGTCAAAAGATTCAAGCGTCGCCTGTGTCTGACACCGTGCGGATTCTGTACGGGCTATGCGCTCTGTAATGTGCTTGATGTTGCCAACGTCCTTTTGGACAACGACCCTTAACTGCTGAGCCGCTTTACGTGGATTCTGCCCGCCTATCAGCACCTGTGCAAGCGTGGTCTCAAGACGTGCCTTAAGTGCGTCAATGCTTGTCCATAGCCTGTTTGAATACGTTCCGGACCCTGTACTGGCCATCACGATTTTCTGCACGGCCGACTGTGTCCACCAGTCCATGGCGGAACCGGCGTCATTTGCCATCAGGAATTCTGCCTGACGTTGAAATTCAGTTCTGGTATCTGCGTCAAGCTTGACGTTGAGTTCGGCGTTGATATCAGCCCCTAGCTCAACCAGTCGCATACCGATAACGCTTTTGAGATATTCAAGCCTGTTGATTCTCATAGTCACGTTGTATAGTCGCATGCGCTCGTTGACTTCATCGCTGTAATCTGCATAGCTGACATGTTTGCCCTGCTTGCGCAACTCGCCTGCATGTCTGACCACCTCTGCCGCTTCTTTTTTGTAGAGCGCAGTATCGGCTTTGCTGACCTTCTTTTTTGCTTCTGCGTAGCTGATACCGTCACGCACGGCGAATGAGTAGAGCTCGGATTTGATGTCACGGTTGATTTCGGCAATCGTGCGCTCGTAGTATTTTTCGAGCTTTGCGTTGAAAGCTTTATCGTCCTTCAGATTCTGCTCGATGTACCTCTGCTGATTCTGTTGTCTTTTGTCCCAGTACGTAATCTTCGTCACCGCCGTTCCTGTCCATGTCCACTACCGATACGGCGCTTTGCATGCGTTCGTCCTCTTCGCTCTGCATGCGCTCCAACTCCGCTTTCGGATCGTCAACGATGGAAAGAACCGAAAGTTGTGTTTCCTTTGAAACAACGCCTTCAAGATTTTTGGCGTCCGTAATCTCTTCTGACAAATTGTCCGGAAGATTGCGCGTAAACTTAAATGTCAGGTCCTTCCAGGCGTCGGGATAGCCCGTCAGGCTGAAGACAATGCGGTACAGTTTTCGCAGAGAACGAGTGAATTTGCGTTCCTTGCTAGCAGCCATATTCTGCATGGAAAGCATTTTGTACTGCATGGCCACTCCGCTGGCGTTGCCCGAGAAGCTGTCGTCATTGGGGTTAGGCACCTTTGCTATCTGGTAAATCAGATTAGTAAGGCGGTCGATTTGGTGTTCCTGCATGCCGTCAGCGTCGGGCTTTTCCAGGAAACCAATCTGTGCATTGGCTGCATCGGCGTCAGGACTGTAGATAATCCGCTGACGCTCCAGGTCAATGTCCGGCACGCCGTCTTCATCAGCGTCCAAATCGATACCGAAAATCTTGAGATAGGCATTGTCGAAATATTCGATTTGATTCTGTTTGCTCGAAAGCGTGTCGTTAAGCTCGTTGATAAGTGTTGCCACATTATCGCACAAGCCTAGCCGCTCTTCTGTATCGTAAAATTCGACTGCCGGCACCAGTCCGTAAATGTTAGGCCGTTCATCAGTCTGCCGGCCGTCAATGTACGTGGTAATGGTGTCAGCCGTATAAACTTCATAGCACCATCTGGTACCACTATCGCCGCTGACTGTCCAGTACCGAATAAAAGCAAGCCGTCCGTGATTGATGGTATCGTCGTAGATCATGACGCCTTCTGTTGGCGGAATCACCGCAACGCACGTATAGCCGTCTTCGTCTTGGTATACCATGGCATAAGAACGGCCGTAGATATCGCACTGCTTGCTCAGTTCATTGAGCTTGTCCAGGAAGGAATTGGCGTCGTTCCATTCCTGCAGCTCGTCATTCTGCTTGTCAGCATCGAGCGTAATCTTAGGCGGAATGCCCATGAAATAGCCGTTGTACGTGTCCACCAAATAGTTGGCGATGTTGGCCACCAGTCGGTTGTCCGGACCCGTATGCTCTGCTCGCTTATGCTCATGCAGTATGTCATGGTCGCCCAGGTACAGTCTCATTTTGGCCTTGTAGTCCGTCAGTCCGTTTGCCGTACTGCCGGCAACCATCGAACCGTCAACGGCATTGCGTGCGACTTCGTACGTGATGGCTTCGTCACGTGGAAAAACCAGCAGTCCGTTTTCCAGTCTGTATAAATTTGTCACTGTAACACCTCCTAAAAAAGAAAATTCCGCATGCCGACGCCTTTCGGAGCCCCGTTGCCATTGACTGGCTCAACAGCGTATCTGATGGCGTCAATGCAGTGGTTGTAACTGTCAACAGGGCGGTTGATATACTCGTTTGTCTTCTTGTCTTTCTGCCATGTGTAGTTTTCAAGCTCTTCAATCGTCTTGACGCACCTGTCATCGACTATCCACTGAAACTGCTGCAGAAAGCCTATGCCCTGAACGATACTGTCAGGGCCCTTTTTGGCCGGCTTGATACGGGCAATTCCGCACCGCTTGATTTCTGCGATGGATTTCTTTTCGGCAGCGTCAGCCGTAATGACTTCTTTCTGGTAGCCCAGTCGCTTGATAATGCCGGCGATCTCATCGTTGAGCATGCCTTTTCTGACGTACTCTTCAAGTACGTAGAGCTTCTTGCCCTTGATATCTGCCTTGACGTGAATGAACACGCTAGGGTCGTTGACGTAGCCGAAGTCAAGGCCGAAAAGGGATGGTATCTCGGCCAGTGCGTCAGCATGCATTCTGCGCTTCTCGTACGTTGGAAAGACCAGCTTGTCAAGCGTTGCGAACTCGCCAAGCGTGTAAATCTTGTAATATGCAGGGTTGTTTTTCTTGAGCGCTTCAATCGTCGCGATGTTGTCTGCGTCAAGAAAACGGTTGTCCTTGTACGTACTGTGGTGCACGGCGACACGTGACGGGTCGTACTCGGCGTCAGGCGCAAACCACTGCTTGTATGTCCAGTTGACCTTTGACACCGGATTGAACATACAGAAAAGCTGGCGTTGTCTGTGCTTGGGTTCACGCAGACGCAACGTCAGCTGTGTGTAATCGTCGAGTGTGAATTCGGACGCTTCTTCCATAACGACATCCGACAAGCCCTTGATGGACTTAATCCGCTCCGGATCCTGCATCCCTTTGAAAAGGAACTGCGAACCGTTCGGCAGTGTGATTGTGTAGTTGGTCTGATTGACCTTGCACAACGGCAGCAGCTGCCATCGTGACAGACAGTCGAGAACGTCAGCGAAAATTGAATCCTTGATTGTACGGTCAACCTTGCGAAGCCACAGTACCTTTCGAGGATATGGCCACTTACGACACGCCTTGAGCACGACTTTCTGCACGACGCCGTGCGATTTGCCCGAGCTGGCACCACCGTACCAGACTTCGATGAAATGATCATAGTCGAATAGGTTGTCGTAAATCTGTTTGTTAAAGACTTTGGCAGGCTTCGGAAAATTAAGATTAACCGTCGTCATCGTAATCACCGACCCCGACGTTAATATCCATGACTCCCGTTACTTCTTTCTTGTCCGTCCATGCGCCGTTTCTGCGCCCGATTAACTCGGCTGCTTTGATTCTGTCTTTGGCTGAAACTTCAACGCCGTGAACAACGACGCCTCTTGTCGTCACGGCCGATTCTGTTTCCTCGCCACGCATGACCGACGTCAGATACTCCATGACCTCTTCCATATCAGCAGTCTTTTCGGACTTGATGTCAGCAAGCCGTTTGTCCAAATAGGCTTTAATCATTGGTTTTTTCAAGTTTTCAGTAGCCATTGCTCCTGCCGTCTTTTTTGAGTAACCGGCTTTGACAGCGGCCTGGGTCGCATTGCCGGATATGATAAATTCATCGCAGAAACGTTTCTGTTTGAGCGTCAGCTTCGCTTTTTTAACCACCATCGCCACCTCCTTTTTGGGCAAAATAAAAAGCAGGGGGAATCCCTGCTTTCAAAATGCATTAGTTCACTCTATCATCATACATCATTTCTAGGTTATTGATTGGGTACTGATTGGGTACAAATTGGGTACTACCAGTTGACAACGGCCGACTTGACACCGGCGACATAAAGCTGCTTGACGTACTCATACGAATAGTTCATTTCGTCAGCGATGGTTTCGAGCGTGACGCCATCGATAAAGTACCGCTCAAGCACCAGCGCCTGCTTCTGATTCTCGAGAGCGTCAATGCACCGCATAATGTCAGCCCGATTCTGTCTGGCGAATTTCAGTGTCGAGTTGATTTTACTTTCAAGCTCGTCTTTGCGAATCAGCTTGTCTTCAAGCGTAATCCGTACCGACGCCTTAGGCTCACTGCTAAGTGCCGGAGACTTGATCGACATCAGATCACGGTCAATCTGTTCCAGTCGTTCTTCCATCCTTGCTACTTTTTCCATCAACACACGATACCGCATCAGCGCTTTTTTGCTTTCTCGAAAACGCTCGTCTTTTGATACGATTCTCATTCAGTTGCCCCCCTTAATCACCGAACTGACTGTCAAATGACCACTGCTCCATGACTTCTTTGGTTTCCTCAAACGTCAGATTATAAATACCGCAAAGCAGGTCAACCAAATTGTTGTAATTGTAGTAGGCACCGACAATTTCAGTAATTGTTTCGCCATGTTCAAGCCTCGTATTGATTTTACGAACGATGTCAGTCAGAATTTTTTCAACTTTATGCCTTTTACTTGATGTTTTCATTTTTTTGACTTCCTTTCTTTTATCAGTTCTTTCGTAATGTGCAAAATTGCGTAAATTATCGAAATGACGATAAATTGAATCCATTCTTCTCTGGTCATATTTTCTTTCACTCCCCATCCATCAAATGTACCACTATCGCAACCCAGATCACGGTTCCCACGAACGCAAGCGCCACAACTACAATCTGTGGCAGAAAATATTCGCCAACCATTGCTGTAAAAACGCATATTGACGCTATCCACATAAAAACTTTGCACCAGTCCATTTTCATTCCCCTTTCACAAGAATTCTTCCACGTCTCACTTCATATTCCCTGTCGCTGGGAGGTATCGGATTGTCTTCCAGGTACTATTATGCTTTTGCTTCTTCATACGTTTCTGCGAAAATATCCGGCTTGCATGGATAAAATTCTCCCTGAACTCCTTTGATGATGTAGTCGCCTTTTGCCGCAATCATCAATCCCTCAAGGGTCTCTATTTTTAAAATCGGGTTGTCTGTGTCAGCGTAATCAATCCGGACTGGATCTAATCCCAATTCTGATAATTTTAAAATTGATTCTTCAGTATCTGTGAACTGAACCGCCTCAACCACAACTGGTTTCTTTCTGTACTTCATTTTCGTCCTCCTAAACTCCGGCCATGCCACACATGACTGTACTTTCTTCCAGGCCTTACCACCGACACTTTCTTCCTGCGTTTTCTGGCATCGGCCCGCATGATTTTGTCAATACTCGCCAACAAATCATGCTCTAGTTTTGAACTGGTAAGTCCATAGTCTTTCGTGATGCGCATTCAAGCGCCTCCTTCTGGCTTCTTCAGGGCTGTTTGCTCTGATCAGCTTATTCGTAATCGTTCCGTCAAGATTGACGGTTACCAGGTACCACTTCACGACATCTCCTCCTTTCACTATCCAATCAGCACTTTGCACAATGTCCACATTGCCACAAGCCATAAAAGCAACAGTACCGTTACCAGACAGCCGGCAAAATCAGCCGAGTTTCTGTTTTTCATCTGACCACCCCCTTCGACTTTTCAAGCATGTCCTCCTGAAACTCCATAATGCAGTACAAAAATCTGTGCGCCAGTGCGTGGTCATACCGGTTGTATATGATGTCCAGTGTGCTGGCCGCCCACTCGAAATATTTTTCCGAATCGAGCGGCACCCGTGTCAGCATAACATTGCTAGCCGCCATCCACTTCTGCAAGTCCTTAAAGTACGCTTCCCAGTCCATCCTGATTCATCTCCTTGATTTCGATATAGATTCCCGGAACGTCCGCCCAGTATTTCTCGCTGATCAGACTGACCACGAAACGGTCGTCATCCCAGAATCCCAGTCTGGTCATGCAGTCCTGAAGAAGCTTAAGCATGTTGTCCACGTCAGGCTTTGTCGTTTTGTACTCGCCGTCAACGTGCTTACCCTTCTTCTTGAAACACCACGTGACCACCAGACGCAGCGGACCGTGCATCGGTTCGTCGGGCTTATGCTCGTCCAGTCTCTCCATCAGCAGAGCCCTTGTCTTTTTCAGTTTTTCGGGTTCGTAGAAAATTGGTATACCTCTGTTCACCCTTACTTTTTTCTGTTGGTGAGTGCATGTCGGCACGTCTTCCAAAGCCACAAAAAATGTCATTCCCATTCTCATTTTTCCTTCTTTCCATAATGCTACACTTTTAATTCTAAGACTTTCCAATTCTCATTTTCTTTTTCCGACACTCCACCCCCCTTCCGACAGTCCCATGACACACCCCCTTAAGGGGTTGGTGTGTCATGGACTTGTCAGTGCGGTATTTCTGGCCTGTCGCGACACTTGCGACACACCAATGACACACCCTGGTGTGTCGGCTAGGGGTAGTCATAAAGCTAAACCTTTTAATATTAATTTGAAATTAAATCCTTTCTAATCTTTAGAATCATTCTCGCTCTTTTGTGGAGACTTCAGCCAGACTTCCCCACGGCTCACGATGAATTTTTCCGATTTTTTTATCCGGCGGTATACTGCTCTGTCGGAAATATCGAGTGCCTTCATCAGGTCTTCAACGAGAACTGGTCCACCTGTTCCATCGAAATCCAGGTTGCGGAATGCCTGTTCGAATTCATCTGCCATTTTCTTTGATTTCTTTTCGTTAGCTTCATTCATCGCTTCTTTCCAGGATCGTCCGTTCTTCTTGTAACTGTCGTCAAGGCTGATGTCTGCCAGGCTGTCGTCTTCCCTGTGGATAGGATAATCAAACCAGAAGTTACGGGGCTTCGGGCTGGCAAATTCACGCAGAACCGCTGACAGTCGCCATGCAGTCTGTGTATATGCTTTTTCTTCAGCTTCGCGCACACGCCGGGCGTTGTCCTGCATAATCTGCTCGTAACCGGAAACGGCACGGTGGATTGCCACCATGACGTGGTGACCCATGCGCTCTTTGTTGGTCATGTCGTCCGGCGTGATTTCCTTGAGATAGTCCGGGCGGCAAGTGGCGATTGTCTTGTACATTTCGACGCACGCCATTTCAGCTGCATGCTTGTCATAACGCGCTTCGTCCACCGGCAGTTCAGTCAAATCAAGGATTGCGTCAGGGTCACGGGCAAAGACACCGGATCCTGACGAACGGTCAATTGACGATTTGCCACCTTGTGCACCTTTTGAGTGATGGTGGGCATATATCACTGCACAGTCCAGTTCGGTGGCGACCTTGTCAAATTGATTGACGAAATCGGCCATGTCCTTTGCACTGTTTTCGTCGCCCGTCAGCACCTTGTAAATCGGGTCAATCACGATTGCGATGTAACCCATGTCCTTTGCGCGCCTGATAAGCTTCGGCGTCAGTTTGTCCATAGGCGTTGATTTGCCACGCAGATTCCAGATGTCAACATTGACAATGTTTTTGTGATCATAGCCCAGGGCGTCTGTGATGTCTACAAAACGTTGTTTGGCCGACCGTCCGTCCAGCTCGAGGTTGACGTACAAAACGCGCCCCTGCTGACATGGAAAGCCCATCCACGCTCTGCCGTTTGCAATGCTCAAAACGAGATTAATCAGAGCGAAACTCTTGCCGGCTTTTGATGGACCGGCAAGCAGCAGCTTATGTCCCTGCCTCAGAATTCCGCTGATCAGCTCCGGTGCCAATTCAATCGGCTTGTCAAACAGTCCTTCCAAATTTTCGATTTCGGGCAGATTGTCGTTCATGTCTTCAATGTATTCATGCCATTCTTCCCAGTCGGTTTTGCCGATATGGGTAGCTACCAGGAACTGTTTCTTCTCGCCACGTTGAAAACCCGGCATTCTGGTCAAGCGCGACGGATTCTTGTTCTGCTTGTCAATCCGCATTCCGTTTTTGTCAAGGACCGAGTACAGATAGTCAACCCTTTCCTTGTATTGCGGATAGCTCGTAGCGTCGACCTTGACGATGGCGTGAAGCGATTTGCCACCGGTGTATGTCAGTGCGGCTATCGGCAACTCAAGCTTGCGGTAAATTTCGTGTTGCAAGCTGACTGGAATGGAATCGGACTCGACGAGCGCATATTTGAACTCGGCCACGTTGTCGTTTTTGACACCATTTCCGTCAAGCGGATTGAGACGGCACCATGCGCCTGCTTTAGGGTCAGGATCACCGAGGACCGCTCCGACGTCTCCACCGTTTCGCCTAAGTGCGTCTTCGATTTCGCCGGCTGACCACGTGTAGATGCCCTGATCGCCGGGGACGTACTTAGTTTTTCCGTCTTTTTCGTGAGCATAGGCGTTAATCACGAACCCCACGATATCGCCGGGCTCGAAAACAGCCTTGAGAAAGTCCGTGATCTGTTTGGCAGGATTCCATACTTCCGGCGGCTTGATTTCCTCGCCGTCCATGTAGCTTGTATCGAGCAGCTTGTAATCCTTGTCGATTGTCGGATTGTACCGCTCTTCCGCTTCGACGGCGTCGTCCCACCCCATTGTCTGCTGATTCTCTTTGCTGTGTGCTGATGTCCATCCCCCGTCCTTGGCCATCTTTGTGATGGTTGCGCCCGTCACTATCTGACCATCATCATCAAACCCGTTCCATTTTCTTTCGCATTCTCCGTCATGATACCTGGTGGAATCACGCTGAGACCATGTGTCCCAGTCGTCAACACTGTATCCCTCATGCTTGAGCGCCATGCCGACCTGCACCCACTCGGTATAATCAAGCGCTGCCGGGTCGATGTAGTCGAGCAGCGGCACCAGATCGAATTTTTCCATTTAGTCGTTTTCCTCCTTTCGAAGGCCCGCCGGGGGAATCGAACCCCCGTTACACCAGTGCGGGCTGTCAGCTTTTATGGCTGATACTGTGCCGGAACAATGCCAACTGGAATGCGCCATCCGTTGGCTGAGATACGTCCAATCATTTTACTTGCGTGTTCAAAAGACCACTGACCGACATGCAGAAACCCCTTGCGTTCCAGGAACCGGATCTGCTTCGGCGTGGAAAGTCCTTCCTGCTGGCGCTTGCTCAGCCTTTCCAGAATCAGCGCCGCTTTGCCGGCATTGCCTACATCGTCGGGATTGATTCCGAGATGTTCCAGGCTTGCAATCTGTTTCTGCGTAGGCGGTCCCATTTCCCATCTGAACGATGGTACATAGTCCGCCAGGTCTTCCGCCTGGATCGACATTTCGAACTGGATTGGGTCTACCAGCTTCTGCTTGCGTTTCTGCATTTCCTTCAAATGCTCGGCAAGTGAATTCTCGCGCTCTGCAATGACATCTTTTGACGCCTGTTCTTCCGCTTCGCCGATATCCGTCGGTCCGCCTTCTCCGTTTTCCGCTTCATTTTCGAGATTCTCGGTCATTTTCTGAGCAACTTCAGCACTCTTACAAATAAGATGTGCCGGATGGCAGAGATCCATGCGGTCGGTGTGCCACAAAAAATCAAGCAGCAGCAACTCTTTCTTGCCGGGGGCTAATCGAGTACCGCGTCCGACCATCTGACTGTAGAGACCGCGGACTTTTGTTGGCCTGAGCACTACCACGCAGTCAACGTCCGGGCAGTCCCACCCTTCGGTCAGCAACATTGAATTGCAAAGCACCTGGAACTCGTTCTTGTCAAAACGTTTCAGGATTTGTTCACGGTCCGGCGAACTGCCGTTGACTTCGGCAGCTTTCAATCCTTTCTCATTAAGGATTTTGCAGAATTTCTGAGAGGTTGATACCAACGGCAGGAACACCACTGTTTTGCGGTTCTTGCAATGTTTGACCATCTCGTCGGCAATCTGCCACAGATACGGATCAAGTGCATCGCCAAGGTCATGCGTTGAGAAATCGCCAGCCGACTGCTTGACACCGCTCAAATCAAGCTTAAGTGGAATGGTCAGTGCCTTGATTGGCGAAAGATAGCCTTCCCTGATCGCCTGCGCAAGTCCGTACTCATATGCCAGGCTTTCAAAATATTCGCCGAGGTTCTTCATGTCCCCACGGTCAGGTGTTGCCGTAACACCTAGTACCTTTGCACCTTCAAAATGTTTCAGCACTTTCTGATAGCCGCTACTGATGCAGTGGTGAGCTTCGTCGACAACAATAGTGTCAAACCAGTCTTTGGGAAACTGATCCAGGCGCTTGTCACGTTGCATGGTCTGCACACTGCCGACTGTCACACGTCGGTATGACTGCAGTGACGTTTCTTCCGCCTTTTCAGTCGCCGTCTGGATTCCCGTGCTTTTGTAGAGTTTGTCTGACGCCTGCTCAAGCAACTCGCCACGGTGGGCGAGGATCAGACAACGGTCGCCGGCACGTACCTGATCTTCGATAATCTTCGAAAAGACAATCGTTTTTCCTGTCCCGGTCGGCAGGACAAGCAACGTCCGTTTCTTGCCGTCTGCCCACTCTTTTTCGACCGCTTCACGGGATTCTTCCTGATAGGGTCGCAGTTTCATAACTTCGCTCATTTAATCACCGCCTTAAAACATTCCTATTCCCGGCGTGTACCCAGTTGACTGCTGCGGTTGCGGTTGTTGCTGAACCGGCTGTGGTTGTGCCTGCTGAACTGGTTGTTGCTGTGCGACGTTCTGTTGCGTTGTTCCGTCTTCCGGTGCTTTGAACCGCTTGACCTGATTGTTTGTACGTTCTTCGCCGTTGCGGTTCGTGTACTGATGTACTGACAGTTCGGCAGTTCCTGTTTTTCCGACAATGTTCCAGTTTGGCTGAAACGGCTGACCTGTAACAACTTGCTGACCGAGGCAACGGAAGAATTCCGTCAGTTTCCACTGCATGGATTTGAGCAGATACAGGCGTTCCGTAACTGTCGTTGTGCCCTTGTCGCCGCCGTCAAAACGCAATTGCACTTCCGCAAACGGTGCTCCGTTCGGAATCTTTGTCGAGTTTCCAGAATAGCGTTTGCGGTCCATGTTCATGACCTGGAATGGATACGTCCCTTCCGGAAGCGTCACAAACTGGCTTTCTTCGGCCGTAATAGGGCCATCGAAACTAAGGAACTCATTGTCGTTCATCATGTTATTGTTCATATTGTCGTCCTCCTGTTTATTGTTCCGGGTTGAAAAGGTCTGTCTGTGATGATCGGATCGTTACGAAAATGTCCAGATCCTTCAATGCTTTCAATTTTTCCAAATCAACGTCCGAGCTGTGTGCTTCAAGTGCAATCTGCACGTTGCCGTTCTTGTCAACCGTAAACTTCATGATGTTTGCAGCCAAATCTTCAATGTCGAGTTTTTCCATCATAACTTATTCCTCCTGTTTTCTTATTTACCGATTACACCAAGCGCCTTGTTCCAATTAGCAGCGATGTGTTCCCATAAATCTGCCGGGACGTTTTCCACTGGCGTATCAGCCGGCATGAATCCGCCCTTGTAAATGATCTGCATCAGGTCGTCGATGGTAATCTGTGAGCGGACTGCCAAATCGGTCACGCTTGCCGGAACACTTGCCGGGAATTCGAATTCTTCACCGGCTTCCATCGGCTGTTCGAACGGGTCCGCTTGTTCTGTGGCGGAGACTGCCTGTTCAAACGGGTCGGCTGGTGCAGGTTGCGGTTGTGGTACTGACTGTGCTACTGGTTGTGATACCGGTGTTTCCGTGATTCCCGTTGCGGCAGTGTAGTACGGCGCGAATTTTTGGAAATCAAAAGGCATTACGTCGGGCAGACCAATGCGGTTCTTGGCATCCCATGCCGGCATGTGCGTCGTATAAAGGACACGTTCGCCGCCAGTGCCTTTCTTTTTGCCGTTTTCGTCCGTGACCAGAACCGTCCGGTAGTTGGCAAACAGAATCATATCTGCCCACTCCTTGACAAGAGCCGCATCCCTTCGCTCAAGCTTGAGCGTGTACCGGTCAAACTGCCCCATTTCGTCAGGCAACTCGGTCTTTTTCTGCTCGGCATGCGCCGTAATGACAACGTTCATGCCGGCATTTTGAATTTCCGTCAGCGCATTGAGCATTTTTCCCATTTCGTCAGAAAGTGCGACGTAACGCGCACCGTAGTTGGACGAATCGATTGCCTTCCAATGATTAGCGTTCATCAAATATCGCTTGGCAAGTGTTTCTGCCCAGTCCGCCGTATCGACAATAACTGTTGTTGCCGGCTTGTCGTATTTGATCCACTCCAATTCTTCGAGCAGCATCGTCCATGACGTCGGGTCCGGGGCTTTCTTCGCATTGACGAAGCCTGTCGACCCTTCTGTATCGATGAAAAGTGCCCCTGGGAACTGACTCGCAAACGTCGTCTTGCCGATTCCTTCAACACCATAAAGCACTGTTTTCAACGGCTTGCTCTGCTTTGTATCTTCAATTTCAAATCTCATTAAAATGCACCTCTTCCTTTCCATGTCGTTTCAGTTGCCTCTTGCTTCCGGCTTGTCACTACACCGGCATCCCCTCCTTTGACTACTCTGCCGTCTTCAATGATGATCGAACACTCGTCGCCCGTTGATACTCGGGTCGCAATGCACTGCAGACCTTCTTCTTCAAGCCACGCCCCGAATTCCTTGAGCGTTTTGAGGTCCATCTGCTCGAGTTTGTCCATGAGAACAAACCCGCATTCCGGCTTGAGTTTCCGGACGATCGCCGTGGCTACTTTGAGCTGCTCTGCGCTCGACATGCAGTCCCACTCAGCGCCGTTATACGTCAGCTTGCCGTCTGTGACCGAAAGCCCCGGCAATGGCAGGTCCGCACTGTCAAGCAGGTGCTGGCGCTTCTCTCGGATGTCGTCAATCTCTGCTGACAGATGGTCATACTGGGCACGGTGCTCCCGTGCTTCGTCTTCGGCTTTTTCGCGGTCTAAGTTGGCCCTGATACGGCGGTTGATGTCGTCAACATCAGCGAGCTTCTTTTCGATTTCTGCCGTCTCTTCATCGTGGAGATTTGCCACTGTCTTTTCGGCAGTTTTCAAATCTTCAGCAAGCTTGTTTCTTTGCTCATGCAACATTTCAAGCTCTTCTTCCGTGTCAATAATCGCATTTTCAACTTCGTCGAGCTTTTTCTTCAGTTCTTCTTTCTGCTCCCGTTTTTCACGGTTCTTGGCATTTTTCAGCAGAATTGCCTGTTGCTCCTGCACCAGTTCATAGACGCTGACCGGCTCGTTTGGCGTGTCCGGATAGTACACCATTTCCTTGGCATACTTTTCCTTCTGGTCAGCAATCTGACCGATGGTGTGGCGCTCGTTATAGAGTTTGCTTTCATCTTGATCAAGCTTTGCCAGCTGATCCCCGACACCGATAATACGAAGCAAAGTGTCGGCTTTGGATTTATCCGAAGCTTCCATGAATTTCGGCAGGTTAAGCGCCAGCTCTTCGGTAAAAGAGTTGAGCAGCTGTTGTCCACCTTTTTTGCCTGAAGGATCGATTACTTTCAATGCCGAAGACTTGCCGACCCGTTCCACTACAAGCCCGTTGTTCATGACCAGGTGAAGCTTAGGTGGCAGAATCGAATCACGATTCTGTGCCTCGGATGGCTTGTACTTGTTTCCGCCCAGCGCCCAGACGATTGCGTCAAGCACTGACGTCTTCCCTTGCGCGTTATCGCCACCGATGATGGTCAGACCGTTTTCTGACGGCTCGAGCTTTACGGCTTTTACGCGCTTGACATTTTCTATTTGCAATTCTGCAATTTTCATTGCCATTCAGATTCCTCCCATTTTGTGTTACAATTACAATGTTTGTTATTTATGAACCGCCCGATATGTCAGGGCGGTTTTTTAGTACCCAAGTTTGTCCAGTTCTTCAAGCATGGCCCACAGGTCCCGCCTTACCGGTGCCCAGTTTTCCGTGATGTCTCCGACAGTCCAGTATGCCAGGACGTCTTTACGTTCTTTTCTGATTTCAGATAAATTTTTCATTTTTTCTCCTCCTCGATTCGCTCGATTTTATACACCAAATTAGCATTGAGTATTAAATCAGCACCGTGATAATCATCGTCAAACCAAATGCAAACAAAACCTTTATCAACTTCGGCATCGTAAACGTCTAAAGTTGCAATGTGACCCACGATCGCCTTACCCTCTTGCTTGCATTCTTTGTACGTAATCCTGAATTTTCTCATTTGATTTTCGCCTCCAATTGTTTGTTTTTGATCTTCATCAAAACTTTGTGGTTATGCTGCGTTAGCCTCAATGCAATCAGCAGTTCCTTTTCAGTCATTTTCTCTTTCTCCTTACTATTTCGATTTCTTCGAGCTTTGCAGCTGTCGCTTCAAGCCCGTCAGCACCAAATTCTTGCGCCAGAACATCTATGATCTTTCCAGTGTCTCCACCACGCTTACGCACTTCTCGCAACTGGAATGCGGCAACATAGCCAATTAGGTCAAGGCCTGCTTTATAGCCGTATTCTTTAAACGTTTTTGCCATGCAATAAGTGGCGACGTTCTCTTCGTTTTCTGTCTCCCAGTCAGCGTCTGTCACCATGGCTAGCAACAGTCCCAACATGTCTAGACTGATGGTGATTCCCTTTTCCATTCCGATTCCTCCTTATCTTGGTAACTTGGCCCGCCAGTCAATCCGCATCAATTAGCCGTGCTTTTCCTAATATGTGGATCTAGCATCCTAATTCGGTATTGCTCTGATCGATATCTTAAGTATGCTTGCCAACGTTCTTCAATGATGTATGTCATTTTACGGCCGTCTTGGACGATTGCATCCCGATACTCTGGATTAGCAATACAATCTCGCTTACGCTCTGCAAATGCTGATTTTTCTAATCCGTAGTCTTTCATGATTTCCTGTGGTGTTTTCCACCCATTCGCCATCATGTCGCCCACCTTCTTACTTCATCTAAGATGTTTTCATTTTTATCAAAATCAATTGCTTTCATCTGTATCGATTCCTAAATAAAGGCTTTCCAGTCCTAGGAGATCACACATATTAACTATTAATTCAAAATTAAAATCTTTTAAATCATTAATAGTTCCTAGTTTTCCATCTACTTGTAATTCATTTTCAGTGTTATTCAAATCAAGTAACATTTCTAAACATTCCTTTACAGTTTCAAATTCCATTTCTATTAAACCTCTCTTAAAAATTCAGCAATTTTATTCACACCAGCTTGATAATATAGCCATTGAGCTACTTCTTTATTGCTATACTGTGATTTACTCATCGCCCAACGACCAAATTGATTTTGCCCTGGTTGTTCAGCTTTCAAGTCGAGAATGTTTGCAATTCTACCAACTTTATTAGCAGTAATACCAAGTTCATCGCCGACTTCCTTTGCACTAAATTCTTTCTCTTGAATTTCTGGTATAAATTTTTCACCCGTTAATTCTGTAGCAATATGAGCGAAAATTCTTTCACGAGCGCTATTTGAAGCCGTACCGGTAGCAACCTTGAAAAGTAACTGGGCTTGTTTTGTCTTTGCGTTTTCTTCCATGATTGCTAAACGCTTGTCTTTCAGCCCGATTGTTGAATCCGTATTGATGGCTTCTCTCATGTTGAAGTAATTATCCACAAGTTCATCGTAAATTTCCCAAGCCTTGTCATCTTCGAGGATCTTTAAAAGTTTTGCGTATCCTCTTTCAGATAAAAGATAAACATGCTGGGTTCTGTTGCTCCCGATAAACCCGTTATCTTCAGCAAACTTTCTAAGTGGCTCAGACCCACTTAGAAAATCAATAATGTCAATTCCATCTTTAAACCTTTTTCGGTTGTCATTGATTCTTCTATTGATTTCCTTTAACGGTTGCCCGTGAATCACCGCAATATCTCTTACAAGCATTGACTTTTTATCTTCACCGAATCCACCTTCAACGCCGGTAAATTCAAACTTGCCGACTTTTTCTTTTCCTAAAACTTTTAATTCTTGCATTTTTCGTCATCCTTTCCCAGTTTTAGAATTCCTTTGATGAGCTCAACTTTGTCATTAGCTTTTCGGTTTCCGTGTAGGATATCGGACAAATAAGATTGACTTATCTCCAACTTTTCAGCTAACCATTTTTTGTTTTTGCCCATTTTTTTCAAAGCAATGAAGACTTCAATTTCCAGTTCACTTCTACTCATGTGACCACCTCCTAACTTTTTTAGCGAATTTATTAGCTAATTATTGACATTCTTGACCTTAAAAGATACAATTAAGGCATAGGAAACAAAGGGGGGTTCACCCCTGTTA